GAAATATATAATTAGCAAGGCAAATGGTAAACCTCTTGACCCTGGCTTCTACGCCATAGTTTTGCGGATAGATGGTGGCAGATATGTTGATGCCTGCCGTGCTGGAGCTTTAGCCTTTGCATCAGAGGTAAGATACCAAAACGAGACTTTGGCACACGATATATACCAAAAGGTTTATGAACTCATCAGGGAGGAAGTTAGAAAAGGTAAGGGAGGTAACTGATGGAACTGAGGGAAAAGATAGCTAGAGCTATGGCAGAGGGTAGGATGATAAAGTGGGAACATAGAGGGGAAGCAACCAAGAACTGGTTTTTAGACAAGGCTGACCAAATCCTTGACCTCATAAAGCAGGCAGGCTATGTCAAGCTGAGCAATGACCAGAGCTGCAAGATACAAAGGGCTGGTTCTGGTGAGATAGAAGATACGACATTCCCTGAAATCTATGATGATGTTAGGAGGGTGGAGTTATGAACCAGAGGCTAACAGAGGTCGTCTATGTTGAGTGCGAAGGGTGCGGGCTAATCTCCAATGACCTTACTGGCTGGGGGTGCCTTCAGGATGATGAGCACGATGTATGGTATTACCTTTGCCCATCGTGCCGAGAGGAGGAGTTATGACTAAAAGACGGCGGAGTTATGGGCAAGTCTTCAAGGTATGGGATGCCCGAGGCAGGCCGTGCTTTGCGTGTGGCTCTCCTTGCGGAGATTTTGTTCATCCATTGTGGAATAGTGAGACTGAAACGTGGGATTTTGAATGCCATCAATGCCATTATAGATTTCTAAGTTATTGGAACCAAAATGTTGCTGGCACAAGGGGAGGAAACCATAAACCAAGACGAATTGATTGAGAAGTGTAAGTATTTGGCAATAAGGAGGATGCTATGCTCAAAGCAGGCTTCAGGAGGGTGGAGTTATGATAGAGATACTAAGAGGTTGCAATTTTCACATCAGATTCTCTAACGGAGTCACCGTCAGTATTCTCATAGGCGGAGGGTCTTATTCAGACAATCATGATGACATTGGCTTGATTGGTCATGAACAAGAACTAAAACATCTGTCTAGTTTCAACGCTGAAATTGCAGCTTGGGAGAAAGATGGGCGGTGGATTACTAAAGAATTGAGACCAGATGCTACGGATACTGTTTTGGGATGGCAAACACCAGAGGAAATCCTTGACTTTATGAACAAGGCTGCTATGTGGAGGAAATCATGAACCAAGACGAACTAACAGAAGAACTAAACAAGCTGAAGAAAAAGGTTGAGGAACTGGAAAGAACAGTGCGCTGGCTGAAAGGTGTTGCTCATGCACGTAGAACAGATTACATAGTAAAGGCAATAGGCAAACCGTTGACTCTCAAACTAAATATCCCAGTCGTAGAGGATTAAGCTATGAACATAGATGAATTGATTGAAAAGTGCAGGTTGACAGATGAGGAAATAGAAATCGCATCCGCTGTTGGCAGGGAACATTATTGCAGAACACATTATTTAAGCAAGCTGCCACGCTTTAATGATGCAGATAAGGTAAGGGCAGCAGAAAGAGAAGTAGCTGAAGCCCAGCTCCGCAAAGCCATACCTACCATAGAGGCGGAAGCAAGAAAGGTGGAGAGGGAGAGGATATTTCTAAAATTAGAGGAACATGCTGGCTTAGACTATCGGGGGAATTCTTCAATAACCATCGGTTACAATCACGGAGATAACCAGTGTTATTACGATTGGTGGCTTACCCTGAAAGGAGAAGGCGATGTATGAATGGTATTGCAAAGTAAACGAGGCACCAAAGGAGAAGGCGATGAATGATAGGCTACCGACATACGAAGATTTTGTGAATAAATATGGCAGACGCCCTCCAGATATAGTCTTTGCCGTTACGCAAAAAGATACCAGAGAACTCACTCTCAAGGAACTGGGGGAGTGGCTAGGTGAAACCTGCCCACATGGCGGCAAATTCCCCAAGGCAGATTGTTCTTTGTGCTGTTGGGAATTGGCTGAAGCCCTCAAGCAAGGGGAGATGCCGAGATGAATATTATTCTTGATGAGCCGATAGACTTGGAGCAAATCGCAGACCTTTGTGCCGTCGGCATTAAGCGCAAGCCGCCGACGCAACGCAATTACCAGGCGTGGCACGTCACCAACCTGCTCAAGTCGGGGCAGCTGGTAGCCAAAGGTGACGTCCGCTACCACGAGTTTGCCGGGCATCCCACTGGAATAATGTCTCTTGGTCGCATCTGGGAGACTGCTGTAGACTGTTACCTGACGCACTATGCTGTGAATCTGGGCGGGTTTTACACTCCGGACGTGGAAAGCACTAGGGACGGCATTATTGCCAGTCTGGATGGCGTTATGTGGCTTCCTGACGTAGGCTGGCTGGTCTGTGAGACCAAATTACGGTTCACTCACAACGGGGATATACCCTTAGACCACATCCAGCAGGTCAGAGCTTATTGCTATCTTGTTGACACTGTCTTGGCGTGCTATGTGAGTGGGCACATATCTGCTACACCGCCCGCAGTGCAGGCTAGGATGCGGATTATCCAGTTCACTCGTCAGTCCATTGAGGAGACCTGGCAGGGGATAGTGAATACCAAAGCGTTTCTGGAGCGACAGGGGTGCCATCCAAGTGGGTAGTGTTGTACGGGAATCTAATCTGAGGAGGAGAACTATGGTTACGTCGGCTACTACGGATCAGCAGATTATCGAGCAGCTTAAGGCGATGGGGTTTTCTGACGCCTATGTGGAGTCTCCACGTCGCTTGGTGGTGTCTCTGTCTGGCAGGGAGAAGACTGGCAAGACACACTTCGCTCTCACTGCACCTGACCCGATAATCTACTTCAATGTAGACATCGGAACGGAGGGCGTGGTCGGCAAGTTCCAAGAGCAGGGAAAGCAGGTCCTTATCTACGACGTCCGTGTGCCTCGGGAATCCACAAAGGACGTCTATGTACCGATGTGGCAGGATGTAAAGACGCGCATCCATAAGGCGTATGCTCTGAAGTCTGGTACCGTAGTGTGGGATACCTGCTCCGAGATATACGAGCTTGCTCGTCTTGCTCACTTCGGCAAGCTGACCCAAGTCATGCCCCACAATTACACTGAGGTCAATAACGAGTGGCGCGAGCTTCTCCGTATCGCCTACGATGCCCCGGTGAACAGTGTGTTCATCCACAAGGTCAAGCCTGTTTGGATAAACAACGCTCGTACCAAGGACTACGAACCTGCGGGGTTCGGTGAGATGGACTACCTTTCCCAAGTGAACCTGATAACTTATCGTGAGGATGGGGAGAGCGGACCCGAGTTCTCCGTTTATATCAAGGATTGCCGGCAGAATCCAAACATCGGGGGTACCGTGTTGCGGGGTCCGATGTGCGACTTCAACTTTTTGCTTAATCTGGTGCATGGAGGGTAGCTGTGCGAATGCCGCATTGTCGTTACCGTCACTGCCGTTGCTTGGAGCAGTCGCTGTGGCGCTCGTCGAGAAGATAGCGGGGTTTGATGAATGACTGTCTACTGTTCGAACCTGCCGAACGATCAAGACATGATAAGGGCTCTTGGCTCGCTGGCTGTCCCTATGCCCTTATTCACTGACTGTTGCTTCACTGGTGTAGGCGAGCAAGGGGAGTCGATGCTGGTGGCTGTAGAGCGCAAAAAGGTAGGGGATTTAGCCCAGTGCATCAACGACGGGCGGTTGCTTCACCAGCTTCAAGTGTGTAGAGAGAACAGCGCTGATGTTCTGTGCCTTGTCGTGGAAGGTCGCTATCGGCGCAATCCCGATGATGGGCTGCTGGAGATCCCAGTCTGGGGCATCAATCCTCGCACTATGCACCGGGCTGAAATCTGGCAGCCAGTCAAGCCGACAATGCAGTACTCCCGTTTTGACCAGTACCTGACCGAGCTCGCCTATCTCGCCGGGGTTATTGTTAAGCGGACAGAGAATGTGCGAGAGACCGCCGACGTCATCCAGGCACTGTACGCCAACTTCCAGACGTCTCCGAGTCAGCACCAGTCCCTCAAGCAGATTTTCAAGCCACCGATGCCTGTCGTGCTGCTCGTCCGCCCGTCCCTTGTTCGCAGGGTAGCGGCGGAGCTCCCCGGCATTGGCTGGGGGAGGAGCAAGGTGGTAGCTGAACACTTCCCATCAGTCAGGGCAATGGTGGAGGCGGATGTGAAGGAGTGGGCATCACTAGACGGTATTGGGAAGAAGACGGCAGAGAAGGTGGTCAGGGCACTTGGTGGAGGTAAGGAATAAATATTTTCGGGAATTTCCGAAAAATAGTCCGAAAAGGTATTGACAAATGTGGGATAGTGTGTTATATTGTGTATAGAACATCAACAACTGACTACCGAGCGAGTAGGAAAGGAGTAAGCCGATGCCTCAGGACTTGATAGCTGACTTACAAGATTTGGAGCTGAAGCAGTCAACGCAGGGACTTAATGAAGATGAGAAAAGAGAACTTCGGTGGTATAGGGATAGGACATGGAACTGCCCCAAATGCTCTCGTAGAAACGAATTGTACCCCTACCCTACAAGATGTTCGCGATGCGGATACCTAAACAAGTGAATCAACACCTGCCTAGTCTTGATGAGTTAAGGGAGCAAGGAAGCAATGACCGAGTATAAATCCATCAACCAAGTGGTCGAGGAACTAGGAGTCCACCGCAACACCGTGGAGAACTGGTTGCGGTCTGGTAAACTGAAGGGCGTTCGAGCAGGCAAGCTATGGCGTATCCCGTCTGATGCGCTGGATGAGTTTTTGAAGGAAGGAGGACAGGGTACCCAATGAGAGTTGTCAACAAGCTAACGGCGCCTGGCGGCGTCCGTCGTGTGGATCTGCGTCCTAGTGCCGTCAAAGTGATAACCGCAGATGGGCAGGAGAGGTTCTATCGCCTGGAGTCTGTCTCCGGTGGGGGCAACGAGGACAAGGCTATCGCCGACAACATGCGCGATTACTGGAAGCACTTGGCATCAGGAGCGGAGCGGTGACGGTACTCATGGTCGTTTGTGCTTGGTGTGGGAAGCGTTTGGGCAGCAGAGCCGGTAAGGGGTCATCAGGCACGACGCACGGGATTTGTCGGCGCTGTTATCGGAAGGTGTGGGGAGACTATCTGCGAAGCAGGGAGGAGAGAGATGGCTCAGTACACAGGGTTTCAGGCGATACTAAACGCAGCACTCGGTCGGTATTATAGCGCTGGATTCAGACTGGTAGAACTCAGCGACCATATCTTAGTGCTCTTCTACAAGGACGAGCCTGTAGGAGCGTTTAGCCAAGATGGTGCGACTATCCCAGCTATTCACAGGGCTTGTTGCGAGCACTTACAGGAGAGGGGGTTCTAGAGGGAGACAGGTATGGCGTTCTATAATGAGTTTCGACCCAGACAGTTCGGTGACTTGGTAGGGAATACCCGGTTGGTGCGTTCTCTTATCTCCCAAGTGCAGTCCGACACTGTTCATCACTCTTACCTGTTCTGTGGGCGTTCTGGTGTAGGCAAGACCACTACGGCTCGCATTCTAGCTGCATCTATTCTGTGTCAGAATAGCAGGAACGGGGCAGGGTGTTGTGGCGACTGTCAGTCCTGCCGGAGCATCCTTGAAGGCACCCACTGGGATGTTGTGGAGCTAGATGGTGCGCACTTCAGGGGGATTGACGATGTAGACGACCTTGTTCGCAAGGCTCGTCTATTCCCGTTCTCTGGGCACAAGGTTTATATCATAGACGAGTGTCACCGACTAACAGCTGCTTCGTGGGATGTTTTGCTCAAGCTGCTGGAGGAGCCTCCGCAGTTCCTCACCATGATACTTTGTACCACGGATCCCCACAAAGTACCAGAGACCGTAAGGAGCAGGTGTTCAGTTTGTGCCTTTGAACCTCCAACTGACAAGGAAGTCAGGGAGAAGCTGGAGCGGATATGCCAGCGCTTGGAATTCCCAATAGAGCAGAGCCGTCTCCTGTACTGTGTGTCCGAGGCACGTGGCAACTTTCGCATGGCTGAAAACCTGTTGGAGCAGGCGTACGCTGAGTACTTGGCTGAGCAGTTGGAGGCGCTAAAGAATGGTTAGTGCTGACAACGGTCTTTTGCACGGCTTTCCGTTCGATGAGATACGGGCTTGTCGTCGTTGCCATCTGTCTTCCCGTTGCCGTATGCCTGTGGCTGGTGCTGGGGATGTTCATGCTACCGTCATGCTTGTTGGACAGAATCCTGGTAAGAGCGAGGACGCGGAGGGTGTTCCATTCGTCGGGCAGGCAGGACACTATCTTGACTCCTTGCTGGCTCAGGCGGGCATTCCCCGCTCGTCTGTCTATATCACCAACTTGGTGAAGTGCCTGACGCCCGGCAATAGAGTTCCTACCGTAGCAGAGATATCTGCGTGCAGGGACTGGCTCAATGTAGAGCTGGAACTGGTACAGCCTCGTATCGTGATGGCTATGGGTGCACCGGCAATCCGTTACTTCCTTGGCGATAACGCTGGGACTGTAGAGCACTTGCATGGCAAGCCTGTTGAGAATGGCGATTGTATCGTTCTTCCAGCCTATCACCCAGCAGCGGCTCTCCATAACACTTCAATGCTTCGGTACTGCCAAGAAGACTGGCAGGTGCTGAAAGGGTTGTTGAATGGGATGAGTAGCGAGTCGTACCATACGCGGGACGAATACCCTAGCCCGGACTACCGCGTGGCAGATACTGTGGAGCTACGAGCCCGTGTCCTGTCCGAGATACGGGAGGCAGGTCTGGTAGCAGTGGACACAGAGACTTGCCGTGGTAGGCTGTGGAGCGTGCAGGTCAGTACGCAGCCGGGTACTGCATGGTTTATTCCTGTACCTGACTCCCATGACGGTAAGTGGGACACTAGGTCGTGGGGCGCTACTGTCATCCTCCACAACTACTTGTTCGACATCCGCTACCTAGACATCCCTGACGACAATTTTGTAGACACGATGGTTATGGCGTACCTTGCAGGCTATCCGCAGGGGCTCAAGGAGTTAGCGTACCGCCTGTGTGGCATCCGAATGGTCAACTACAACGAGGTAGTGCGTCCTAGTCAGCAGGATTTGGCTCTAGAATACCTGCGGAATGCCGAACGCAGGGACTGGCCGCCACCTGTTGCATTCACCGAGACGACTTGGGACAACAAGAAAGGCAAGCTGGTAGAACGCACCAAGAAGCCTTGGGCAATATCCCGCAAGATAAGCAGAATGCTAGGCGAGTATGAGAATGACCCCAGTACCGACTTGTGGAAGCGTTGGCACGACGTTCCTGCTATAGAACGTGCTGTAGTTGAGGAGAAGCTGGGAGCTATGCCGGAGTCCACACTGGCAGATATCCCGTTCGAGCAAGCATTGGAGTATGCCTGCCGGGACGCCGATGCTACCCTTCGTGTCTACCACAAGCTCCGCAGGATAACCACTGACCTTGGACTGGACTTCGTGCTTAAAATGGATACAGACATTCTCCCGATGGTCTACTCTATGATGCAGAATGGTATAGCCGTTGACGTTGAGCACTTTCGTAACTTGTCCGTGGAATACGAGGCACGTATGCGAGAGAAGGCGAGGGAGCTAGCAGGGCAGGTGGGACACCCGTTCAATCCTAACAGTTCCCCGCAGGTGTCGGCGGTTGTGTATGGCGAATTAGGGTTTCAGCCTGCTAGAACCACTCCCGGCGGCACTCCAAGCACTGATGACGCCGAACTCAAGAAGACCAAGCACCCTGTAGCACACGGCATCATCGAATATCGCCGGTTGTCCAAGATGAAGGGGACATACGCTGACAATATTGTCAAGTACGCTACTCCTTGTGGTGACCACCACCGTGTCTACACCACAATCCGCACAACCAGAACGGAGACAGGGAGGTTATCCAGTGCTGATCCTATGAACTTCCAGAATATTCCTACTCGCAACAAAGAGGGCAAAGCTATCAAGAAAGGGTTTATCGCTCCTGCTGGGTGGATATTGGGTGAGGGGGACTATTCGCAGATAGAGGTAGTAGTGCAGGCACATATGGCTGACTGCAAAGGGCTTATAGACATCTTTCTGCGGGGGGAAGACCCGCATACCCTGACTGCGTCCAAGATATTCGGCGTCTCGTACGAGGAAGCCAAGCAGGACAAGTATCGCTACCCAACCAAGAGAGCCAACTTTGGAGTTATCTATGGTATCGGTGCCAAGGGTCTTGCTGACCAGATAGCTGAGTACATATCGGACTTAGAGATGGAGGGCGAGTCAGTGGACATTGACCCGTGGTCGGTGGAGGACTGCGAGAAGTTTATCGCCGACTGGTATAAGTTGTACCCAGAGGTGCGAGACTACCAGATGGAGATGGTGGCAATGGCTCGCAGGCTCGGGTACGTCAGGGACATGTTCGGGAGGATACGGTATATCCCCGAGGTCACCTGCCCTATCCGCTCCGTACAGGAGTCGGGAATGAAAATGGCAATCAATATGCCCATTCAAGCAGGTGCACAAGGCATCATAAAGCTGGCTATGGGTGAATTGTGGCGGGAGTTGCCTAAGACTGGCTGGGCAGACAATGTGCGATGGCTTATGCAGATACATGATGCTCTGCTGATTGAGGTAGTGGATGATGAGAAGGTTTACAAGCCGTTCTTGCGCTGGATGCGGGACATCATGTGCGGTGTGGTGAGGCTACTCGTGCCTGTGAAAGTTGACTTCAAGG